CTGGCCACGGTGTCCATCGTTCCGCTGGGGTCGCGGATTTGGGCGTTGAAGGTGAAGCCTGTCGGGCCTGCGATGTTATCGCGGGCCATTTGAAGGAATTTTTTGAGGTGGTCGTTGTTCTCTGCCTGTTCACGCGAGCGGGCGACGATGCGGCTCCAGTATTGGAAAATCCATGCGTCAATCGTGGTTGGTGTGCCTGCCCATGTGGATTCCAGACGGCCTGCACCGGCGGCTTGCGGCATCCCGGCTGTGGCGAAGCTGCCGATGGTGTCGGAAAGAATGGACCGCGCCGACCAGAGGCGAGGCTGGTCGGCACGGCTTGGCGCGGGCGTCTTCGTGGTGGTGCGGGAAAAAATGTCGAGGAGGCCCATGATTAGATGCGGACGGAAATTGATTGCCCGATGGAGGAGATGCCGGATGAAAGTCGGGACTCGCGGGACAACTCACGTCTCCAGAACGAAAGGAGTTGCAGGAGTTCGGCGATGCTGTGGCGCTCCAGTTCGCGGTTGTTGATTTTGTAGCGTTTGGCTTCAAGCGTTGCGCCACCGGCGAGCATGGCTTGGATGTGTGCCACGGCGATGCGGGCCTGCGTGCGCACCTCGGCACCGGGTGCGAGGGTGGCAGCGGATTCGCGGATGAGGAGGTCGCCGGTTCCGACAAGGGCGCGGTGTGCGGCAACGGTGGCCCATGCCTCCCAGATGTAATGCCCTGGTATCCATCCGGTCGTATTTGCGGCGGCGGTGAAGGTTCCTGCCGTGCCTGTGGCGGCGACATTGCGCGACTGCATCCCAGCGAATTGCACAAGGACGGTCGCGGCTGGGTCTGCCGATACCGTAACCTCAAATGTTTCGCCTGCCGTAATAGTCACCATGAATGCACGAAGGACGCCCTGCGCGTGGTGCGCCTGCGTTTCGCGGCATTCTCAGCATCCGGTCTGGGGGTGTCTTCTGCGGGGCGTTCCACCGGAGGGGGCGTTTCGACCTCGGCGGGCTTGGGCGTGGGCATGGTCTGCCGCCTCCTCAAAGCGAGCTTGTCAAACTGCGGGGCGCGAAGGACGAGGGCGGCGAAGGCGTAGACTCGGCAGTCGAGCGGTTCGTTCCGTGCGCCGGATGTTTTGTGCCACTCCATGCGCGGGAATCCCTTCACGAATTTCGTCACGGCCTTTTCTGCGGTCAACCCTCGGAAATACTCTGCGCTCCGTCCCTGCGGGAAATGGCAATATCCAGAGCCGGGTTCCGTGATGCGGAGGCGTTTGTAAACGATGCTCTTCGCGGAATCGACGCCGACAATGTAGACATCGATGGGGCGTGTGGTTTTTTTTCCTGCTCTGCGGCGGGCGGGGTTGCCGACGATGGGCAAGCCGGGTCCGCCTTGTCCCTTCACGCCGTAAACTCTGTCTCCCTTGTGGCGTTTGACATAGCCGTAAACGGCTTGGGTGTTGCTGCCGCCGGTATCGATGCAGGTGGTTTCGATGACCATTTCGCCGCCTGCCTCGGAGGTCCACCGCTTGCGGAGGTAGTCGGTGAGGTGCGTCCACGGGCTGCCTGCCGTTCCCTCCGGGATGTCGGGGTCGCCGAGAATGACATGATAGGCAACGCTCCAGCTTTCTTCGCCGCCTGCCCATGCGACCACTTCGATTTCGAGCCGGTCTTGCTGGGTGTCCACGCCTGCCGTGAGGATCAACCCACGGGCTGGGACATCTGCCTGCGGGTAGGGTTCGCACCGCTCGATCAAGGCATGCTCGCTGATGCGTTCACCGCCCTCTTCCCATGTTTCGCCGAGGCTGGTGTTGATCCACACTTGCAAAGTTGAGGGATCGTCTTTCGCCCGTCCATGCTCGATGGCGATGTCTGCGATGCTTCGCCACGGCGAATAAAGTTCGTTCAAGTGAAACCCCGCGATCTTGCTGGGTCCGGCGCTGGCCTGCCACCGACCACGGGAGACCGCTTGGTTTTTCTGCGCGTTGGTGATCGTGCCGTTGCAGGCGGGACACCGGAGGGTTGCAAGGTCGCGGCGTCCGTCCTGCCATACGACATTGCCCCACCGCAACGGGTGCTCGTGTTTGCAATGAGGACACGGCACGAGGAAATGGCGCTGATCGGAAATCTCAAAAGCTCGCTCGATGCGAGAGAGGCCCTTCACGGTCGGGGTCGAGACCATGACGATTCTTCTGTTCCAAAAATTCTTCGTGCGGGCGATGGCCAAATTTACCGGATCGCCCTCGCTCCCGGCGCTTGCCGGGTAGCGGTCCACCTCGTCAAGCAGGAGGATGCGGATCGGGCGGGAGGCGAGGCCGCTGGGGGCGTTGGCTCCGACCAGCGTGACATGCCCGCCGGGGAATCGTTTGTGCAGGATCGTGTTTCCGCTGTCGCGGGTCTTGGCCGGTCGCACCTTGGAGCGGAGGCTGGGCGAGTCTCGGAACATTGGCGCGAGGCGATCCTTGGAAAATGTCTCTGCCATGGCCTCGTCCGGCTGGACGAGCATGAGGGGCGAGGGGTCGAAATCCACGAAGTAGCCTATGCAGTTGAGGAGGATTTCCGTTTTTCCAACCTGTGCCGATGACATAACGACAACCTGCTCAATGGTCGGATCGGCTACGGCGTCCATAATGCCTCGCTGGTATTCGGCGCGGTTTGTTCGCCACTGCCCCTTCTCTGCTGCCGCTTCCCCGGAGAGTTTGCGCCGGTGGTCTGCCCATTCGCTGATTGTCCATTTTGGAGGGGGTGACCATGTTTTGGAAATCACCCGCCCGAGGCCGGCCAACTCTTGCTGCTCTCCGGTCATTCTTCCGCCTCGTCTGCTTCGGGGCTTTCGTTGCGCTCTGCTTCCAGTTGTTTGTAAAAACGGGCCACAACTTTGTCAGGGTTGTAGTCCGTGAGTTCGGTGAGGGCTTCATGCGCGGCGTCACGAATGATTTCCAGACACACCGCCGGATCGCTTTCGTCGGCAACCCTTGGCGCGACCAGCGTAGGGATTGCCAAGATGCGGCTGCGGGCGTTGGCCACCATGTCGTTCATCACCTCGGCCACGGCCTCGGCATCGTGAGCGGTTCGTTTGAGCTTGGCGGAAATGACTTCCTGCGCGTCAGCACGGGCGGCGTAGAGGCGGGTTCGGTGCTTTTCGTAGTCGCCTCCGTCTCCTTCCCCCATGCCTTTCCCTGCTGCTCGCTCTTGGAGGTATTTGATGTATCCCTTCACGGATTTCCACAGCTCGTATGTGCCACGCGAGGATTTTACTACGACTCCCATTTTGGCGAGTTGCTGCACCCGCACGGGCGTAATACTGAAGATGCTCGCCAGAGCGGCAACGGGGACGGTCTGAGCTTCGGTTTTGTTTGGCATAAGTTTTTTATTGAGTTAGCGCAAGTTCGCGCAGGGGTTCGGCGGCGGGGGTCATTTTATTTGAAAAAAATTGTTTTGCATATAACCGAGCGTTGGGTTATTCTATGTGCGTAATGAAAACACAAGCAACCACAAGCAAAGCCGCCGCACTGCTCGGTAGCATCACCACAGAATCCAAAGCCACTGCTGCCCGCACTAATGGCAAGCGCGGTGGCCGCCCGCTCACACTCACAGGTGGTAGGGCAGGTTTTGTCATCGCAATTGATGAGGCGTTTCGCACTCCTGCGAGTAACCCTACCATTCGATACAGCCATGCGCGCGGATTCCATGTTGAAAGCGGGATTCATCCTGCGGACCCTGATGTGCTGTGGAGCGCATCGGCCAACTATATTCTGCCGAGCGGTCGCCGTTCGGTTCGCCCTACGGATTACACCGAAGTCCGGGCGGCTATAATGGAAGAATAGTTTCATCAGAAATTTTTGGGACTCCACCTGTTGCCGTAGCCCACCTATCAATAATCACAGCGCAAAATGCCGGGTCGATTTCAACGGCTCGGCATTTTCGTTTTAACTGTTCGCACGCCATTAAGCATGTCCCAGAACCTGCATACGGGTCATAGACATCGCCGCTTGTGCAGTTCGCTAATAGCATCCTAATCCAATCCATCGGCTTGCTATGGGAATGCTCACTATCCGCATGAAGTTTGGTTATGGGTTGAGAAAAAACATCCGACAAATGTTTGCCGCGCGGGTCAGGTTTGAATGTATAAGAGCCTCGGCTGTTGAATACTTCTCGTTGCTGCCCAGCGTCTCCATAGTGCGATCCATCGGAATTGTAGTTTTCTATTTCCCCATAAAAAGCGCACAACTTCATTCTACGAAGCGGTCGGTTTGGGGTATACCAAGAGGACACGCAATCCCATACGAACAGCCAATTTGGAGCGCCAAATATATTGACGACATCGTGCAACCGTTGCCCGTCAGCAAATGCTAAAACATTATTTCTCCGCTCTGTTGAATTCATCGCATCCCACGGCGGGTCGAAAAACAATGTTGGGCAATCTGCTCCAAATTTACTTTTAGAACTATCCCCGCACAGCAAACGATGGTCGCCAAGCTCCCAAAGTTGCCCCGGCTCGACGCCCCACTTGGCGCGGAGTTCTTCGGCCTTGTCGATCTGTGGTTCGGCGTCGGCGTCTGATTGTTCTGGCTGTTCCTGCAATTCCATTTCCGCAAGGTCTTCCTCTCCAAACCCAATTGCTTCGAGGTCAACATCCAGTTCGCCAAGGTCCGCGAGTTCGAGCTTCAGCATTTCCTCATCCCACCCGCCGCCGATTTCCGCGAGGCGGTTGTCTGCGAGGATGTAAGCGCGGCGTTGCGAGTCCGTGAGGTGCGAGAGCCGGAGGCACGGCACGGATGCCAACCCCAACTTCTGCGCGGCAAGCACGCGACCATGGCCGGCAACGATTCCGTTCTCCGAATCGATGAGCACGGGGTTGTTGAATCCAAACTCTCGGATGCTTCCGGCGATTTTTGCCACCTGTGCGTCATCGTGCTTTTTGGCGTTGCGTGCGTAGGGAATAAGGCTCCCCGTTTCGATCTGTTCAATCTGGTAGTTTTGTTGTTTCATTTGAAAAGCAAACTGCGGTTTTTTGGTCAATCTCTAACCAAACTCTGCGAGTTTCCGCACCCCCGCTCCCGTCCCCCGTCAGGAGTAACTAATACCCCCCCGGCTGGTGGCTGGTCGTAGGCTTTGAGTGGGTAGCGATATTCGTCTGGCTTGCGGGCGCAGAGGTTGCGCACCCATTTGACCGTGAGACCGTAAGCGACTGCGACTTGCGCGTGTGTCTTCCCTTCTGCCACGGCAGCACGGATGCGTTGCTGGCGTTCAAATACGGCGATGTGATGGCATGTTGCCAGCGGTAAGAGCATCCCGCAGAACTCCCTTTGCATGAGCTTTGCTTTCTCTTCTCCGATTGTGCGCACGAGATAGCTGTCCGGTGCCAGCTTTCCCTTTGGCACATAAAGGCAGCGATACAAGCAGGACATGGCAAGGGCCAGCGTGGCATCGCGTCCGATGACATCGGCAACGACCTGCGCCGTTGGAGGTAGAGGGATTTCAGAGTTCATGCGCCTCCCCTTTGTCCTGGCGTTGCTCATCGAGGTCTATGGCTTCCATCATTTCGCGGCTGATCTCGGCTATGGAGCCGCGATGGTTTGGCTTGGCGTTAGCCATGAGCGTTGCCCAGAGCACGACATAACCACGGGCTGCGTGGTGTCCACGCGAATGGTAAAGTTTACCATGCAAAGGTTTTGCTGGTGATTTTATGTCTGCGTCCTCACTCATTTCGCGCCCTCCTTGAGCTTGTCGAGTTCGTAAACGAGGCTGTCTGATTTTCCTTCGTAAAACCATCGGAGGTCATCAATGGCCCTCTCTGCGATGTCGCACAGCTTGGCGTTTTGCTCGCGCAACTCGATACCCATCATAATTAGTTTGTTTGCTTCTAATCTGTAACGGGCAGCGTGCTCCAGCGCTTCGTCTCGCTCTTTCGCTATTCTTGCAACATCGCTATTTGCTGCCATGCAAAGCTCAAGTTTATGTCGCGCCTCGTCGCGCTCGCGCTTCAGTCTGCGGGCAAATTCCAAATCAACGCACGGCACTTGGTAGCCGTTATCGTTTATCGCGTAGATGATTGGCTGGTCATCCGTCTCTGGCGTGTCATTCATTGCCCGTCCCTCCTTTTCATATTTGCCATTTTCCCAGAGCCACACTTCATGCTGTGCCGTTTCAAGCGCCGCCGCCTCTTCCTGGGCATTCCTGCGCAGTGACCGGATGACGGCAGTCAGCTCCATGTTGTCGCTGATGAGCTTTTCGACCTCGGCTTTGAGGCGGTTGTTTTCTTCGAGGATGTCTTTCATGGGTTCGTGATTTCGATGGTGGTCATTTCGAGGGTTTTCTTGGTGACTTTCTCCTGGCGGAATTGGAGTTCGACGCTTGCCGGGTCGTCGTCCGGGATGAGGGCGGCGTATCGGAGTTGATCGATGAGAGGTTTGCAGCCGCCTGCGAAATTGTCGGCGTCGAGGAGTCGGCAGGCGTGGCGCGTAATGCGGAGAGTAACGCGGCCCGGGCGAGTTGCTTTTCGCGGTGGCTGGCAGTCCAGTGTTTGCCGAAGAGCCGGTTGAGGCTTGGGGTCAGGTAGCCGGGCAGGGATAAAATGATGGGTGCCGGTTTGCTGGTAGGTTCCGTCGGGTCGTGGGGCGGCACGATGACCGGCTCGAGCATAGGAGCCGTCTGGTTGCAGGGTGTATCCGAGGCGTTCAAGGTCGTGTTGGGTGAAGGTTGGCATAGGAAAACGGGAAAAAACGGGGGTGCGGGAAATGCGGGAAAAGAGGGGTGGTGAAACCTAGCTCTGTGGAAAACACAGATAGGAAAATTGATTTCCTAGCATTTAATATAAACCATCCCGCCAATCCCGCATTTCCCGCAGATATAGCCCTCAAAAAGCCTTTTTTGGGCACTTCAAGAAAAAGGATGTTCATGAAACCCCGCATT